TCCGCCAGGGCGTTGAGCAACGCCCCCAGGGCCAGGGCCGCAATGATGAAGGTGACGAGGCTGCTTATGGGGCCGGGGTCGGCCTCCAGGTAGCGCCAGGCGCGGGTTATGATTCGGCGCATGGGGGTTTCTCCTTTTTTTTAAGGACCACAGGCTGGAAGCCGGCGCCACTGGGGCCGCTACCGGTTTGTTCGAGTCCAGTTGGTTCAAAGGGATCATCCGACCGCAGCATCATACCGGTGCACAGGTGGCAAACACCGGTGTGGTCGTCCAGGCCGCCGATCCGCGGGTCCCAGGTCAGGCAGTCCATACAGACGTAGTTATAGAGGGGCATCATCAAAAACCTTTATTCTCGATCTTTTCGATTAATCGGCGCCAGCGGATTTGCTCCTGTTCCTGGGTTTCTTCCTGGCGGGAGCCTTTGGAGGCCATGTCCAGGAGAGACCAGAGTGCTGTGGCCAGGAGAAAACCGACGATAATGCCGAAGATGAAGGCCAGCATCAGGAGGTCCTTTTTATTAGTTGGGAGGCCGGTGTCACCGGGGCCAAGTAGTGGCCGCCCAGGGCGCGGGCGATGAATCGAGCCCGGCGGCCATCCAGTTCCATTTTCAGGGCGGTGCGGATCTCCAGCACCCGGCGGCGCAGGCCGGTCCAGGTGGTGGACATTACATAATAGCGGGTGCGGTGAGGGGTTGCCATGATGTGTTCCTCCGTTAGCCTGGGCAACTTGGCGAGAGAAAGAGAACCAAGTTTCTCGCCAAGACGCCAAGGCGCAAAGGGGATCAGATCAGTCCTGGTCGGCTTCGGCCAGGTCGGCGAGATAGGCTTGCTGCTCCAGGGCCGGCCAGAGCGTGGCGTCATGGCCGGCGGTGATCAGGCCGATGGTCAGCAGCAGGAGCGTCAGCATAAGTTTCATGCGGCAGCCTCGGGGGCTTGTGGCAGGTCCGGGACCTGCTTTTTGGGCCAGCTTTCCATGCGGACGGCCTGGCGGCGGGCGGCCATGACCATTTCGGGGGCGGCGCCGTGTCTTTCGGCGAGGTCGGCCCAGACCCGGACGGTGTCAGCAGCCACCTGGTCCTGAGCCCGGAGGATAAAGACCGGCTCATCTTCGGGGATGAGGCCGGCGGGGTCCTGGATACGGTCGTAATCGGGACGGGAATGTTTCATGGGTTCCTCCGTGAGACCCCGGTCCGCCGGGGGCCGGGGCCTCGGTTAGAGTTTGATGATTCTGAAAAGGATAATACGAGCGAGTATGAAGTTTGTCAAGAAAAAAATACGCTATCGTATTTTATTAGTTATTGATTGGATAAGGGTGATTTCGGGGAAGGTGAGAAGGGTTTAGAAGATAGATTCGACGCCTTTGTTGGTGAGATACACGAGCAAGAAAAAGAAGGCAACATGGAGGAGGGATATTAGGACTTCCAGGAAGTAATAAAGGAGGCCACCGCCCACCAGGTCTCTGAATCCGTGGCCGTCAAACAAGGCAGATTGCAGAACAAAGAAGCAGGTCCCCAGATAGAAAAAGATGAACAGTAAGAGGACCCCGACGTAAAAAGGCGGGGCGTTGGGGTGCCGGTTTTTACCCCTCAACCAGGGCGGTAAGGACCATGAGGGCTTTAACATCTAATTCCTCGGGCTTAAAATTGTCGGTGACGCATTGCTCATATCCAAGAGCGATGATTTTGCCGAATCGTTTCGGTCCAATCCGTAAGCGATGGCCGGACAGGTAGGTTTGCACCACCGAACTCACCCTGGCGATATTTTCAGTATCAACTGGCAGGGGTTGGCGGCTTTCATAGGCACCCTCCTGAAACTCTTGTAAAACTAAAGGCCCATGGCCGAATATCAGCCAATCAAGGGATTTGTGGAATTGTCTGGCGATCTTTACCGCCGTGTCCATGACAATGGTTTTAGTCACCCCGGACCGCCAGCGGTACATCTGGTTATCAAAACCCAGCAGCCGGTCAAATTCCCGGTCGTCCTTTCCGGGGACCAGACGGTTTTCTTCCATAATCTTATCTAATTGTCCTAAAAATGTCTCCATAGAAAAAATATTGCCCGTACTCATGGGTATTTTTCCCTTGACAATAATATACGAGTGCGTATTATGCTGTTTTTAGAAAGGGGCGCGAGACGAAACGCGGCCCGGCGCCCCCGGGGAAGGTTTGAACTTGACGGGTCCGGCCTTCTCCGAGGGTTTTCCATGATACCGCGAAGGAATAGTTTTTTACAAGGGAGAATCATATGACGGTTAACGTCGAACAGGAGCAGCGCATCAAGCGGCTGCTGGCCATACGCCAGCCACGGGAGAATATGACGATCTTGGCCCGGAACCTTGGCCTGCCCTATGGCACGGTAGCATCCCATGTCTATGGATACCGGAGCAATCCAGAGGTGCAGGAGAAAATTGCGGCATATCTGGGCCAGGAGAAAGCAGAGCTTTTCGAGGGAAACGGGCATGAATTATAGGATAATCGCCGTTCTCCCGGAGAATCTACCAAAAATAAAACCCTGTAATTTCGCAGAGTTTTATTTTTTTTGGCCTGGTTTTTGGTAAAAGATGGCTTGTTTTACCAAGGATAATTAAAAAGCATAGTTAAAATACATAGTTAATGCTTTGGCAAAAGACAAAGAGGTTTTGGCAATGACGGAAAATATTTTTTGGGGAGATTGGGTTTCCGATCTCATGGCGGACCTGCTGTTGCGGCAGGACGTGGAGGAGCTGGCCAAGGTCCTGGGCAAGGCCCCGAACACGGTTTCCTGCTGGACGTACAAAAGCAAGTCGCTGGCCATGCCCACCACCGAGCAGTTGATCAAGACGCTGGAGTTCGTCAACCGGACCCGGCCCGAGGCGGTGAGCCGGTTTTTGAAGGATTTCTGCGCCCGGTTCGGGGTGGTGGCGGGGAGCCGCGGGGAGGTGCTGCGGCAGATTGCCGGGGAGGTGGAAGGCAGGGGGCAGGGGCCAGGGGCCAGGGGCCAGGAAAGTCCGGCCAAGGTGAGATTTCCATGAGGCCCAAGGATGGTACCGGGGTGATGGACATGGTTGTGGTGATCCTGTCGCCGTTGATTGCGGCGGGGCTGGTGGTGGTTTATCTGCTGGGCTGCTGGGCTGGGGGGGTGTGGCGATGGGTGCGCGGGAGATAAGGAGTGCAGGCGGGGACGCCTGCACCACGGAATCAATCATAAACTTCGCGGTGGAACGGGCTATCAGGAACCATCCGGATCAGACGGCCAGGGAGATGGTGAATTTGATCCGGGAGAATGCCCGGCTGGAGGGGGAGTTGTTTTGCCTGAGGGAGAAGTTGCGGGAGTTGGCGCAGCCATGACGCCCGATGAGGTGTTGGCGGGGCCGGAGTATTTCGATTGCGGGCCGATGAAGGCCCGGATCAGCGCCCGGGCCTGTCTGATGAATCAGGGAAAGGCGAAAGGGCTCTCTGCGTTCGCGAAGAGTTTTTTTTGCCAGGAGGCCTGCTGCCTGACCTGCGATCTGGGGAAGAAGATGCGGGCTTACCCGCCGGGGGTGTTTCTGCTTCCCGGCCCTGAAGCCGCACCGGCCAAGGCCAAATCCCCCCTAACCCCCCTTTACAAAGGGGGGGAGGAAGAAACCGAAAACCTTGCAGGCGGGACGCTTGCATTACCAAATAAGGGGCAAGATGTAACCATACCGTTAACGCCTGCGCCACCAAGGCCGCCACGTCGGAAAAAGCTGCCGGCCCGGCTCAAGAATAGCTCGGCGGCGGTACAGCGGGATTATTGGAAAGAAAAGGGGGCATTATGACAGACCGCCAGCGGGAGCAAGGGGTGGTGAAGTGGTTTGACGCCAAGAAAGGGATTGGTTTTATTCAGCGGCCGGGGGCGCCGGATGTGTTCGTGCATTTTGTCCAGATCATTTCGGCGATTCGCAGTTTGGAGAAGGGCGAGGCCGTGGAGTTCGGCGTGAAAACAGGGGCAAAAGGACCGGCAGCGGTCGATGTGGTGAGGTTGTAAAAGGTGCGATCGAGAAATATTAAGCCGGGGTTTTTTGTCAACGAAGACTTGGCGGAAATTGACCCGGTAGGACGGCTACTTTTTATCGGCCTTTGGTGTTTGGCTGACCGCGACGGCAAATTGGAAGACCGGCCCAAACGGATCAAGGGAGAATTATTCCGTTTTGATAATATTTCGGTCGGAGAGATCGATGGGTTTTTGGATAAATTAGCTTCATTAAAAATGTTGATCAGATATGAGGTTGATGACAATAAATATATAAAAATAATCAATTTTTCGAAACATCAAAAGCCGCATTATGCTGAAAAACCTTCCATCATCCCCGGTAATTGTACGGAAAAACCTTCCATCATCCCCGGTAATTGTACGGAAAAACCTTCCATCATCCCCGGTAATTGTACGGAAAAACCTTCCATCATCCCCGGTAATTGTACGGAAAAACCGGGCATCAAGGGGGGGGTAAAACCACCTGATTCTCTGATTGCTGATTCTCTGAATAAAACCCCCCCTACCCCCCCGGCGGGGGGGAATGGGTGTGATCCGGATTTTTTGGTTTGGTGGGAAGAGGCGCCGCCTCAGATGCGCAAGGACCAGGAGGCGGCTAAGCGGGAATGGAGGCGGCAGAAGCGCCGGGGCAAGCTGCCGCCTCTGCCGGTTATGCTGGCGACGCTGCGGGCGCAGAAAGGCTCGGAAGCCTGGCAGAAGGAGGAGGGCCGGTTCATCCCCCTGCCGGAAAATTATCTGGCCAAGGGCCGATGGCAGGATGAGTCGGTGCAGATCCGGGAGCCGACGCCGGGATGCAGGGAGTGCCGGGGCTCGGGATACCGCCGGGCCAGGCCGGGAGAGGCGGCGGTGGGCGGGCAGGTCAGGTGCGGGTGCAAGGCGGAGGCGGAGGTGCGGGGACCTTGAAAGTTCGGAGCGTGTGGCCCGGGGGGATGGTGGAGTTGCCTGATTACCGGCTGGAGGGGGATCAGGTGGTGCTTTTAAGGAGTGCAGGCGGGGACGCCCGCACCACCAGGGTCGCCTGCCCCACTCCGCCACTGGAGGGATTGAGGGCGGTGGCGCTGGGGTTGGCCGCGGCCTGGGATAGGCAAAAAGCAGGGCAACGGTAGGGAAACATAGGAATGGTATGGTTCAGGAGCTAAACGGCGAGAAATATTTCACCATCCAGGAGGCGGCGGCGATGTTGCGCCGGCATCCCAAGACGGTTTGGCGCTGGACCCTGGAAGGCAAGATCACGTTTCACCAGCCGTCAGTGGGCTGTAAGATTCTCATCCCCGAACAAGCCCTCAAACAGCGGCTCTAAAACTTTTTATTTTAGCATCTTTGGACATCCTTGGACAGACAAAGGTGCTTTTTTGTGAAACAGTAAGGGAAACCGAGTGTTTCTTGGGAAATATTGGATATGCCCCCGGAACGGAAGTTTTCAGACCAGGAGTTGGCGGCGAAGCTGCAAGAGGGCAAGAGCCTGACCTTGATTGCGGCGGAGTTGCGCGTCTCCAAAGGGACTGTGTGCAAGCGCCGCCAGAAGCTGCGGGCCTGCATCGTCAGCACCGCCACCATGCACCACGCCGGGGAGATGGTGCGCCAGCAGATCGACGCCAACCAGCAGCTTTTGAAGATCTCCGCCTCGGCGAATATCTGGCTTGACCGTCTGGAGTCCATGCGGGACCGGAAGCAGGAGGAGGTTATCGCCGGGATCTGCGAGGATGTCAGGCAGTTTATCCCCGGGGTCAAGGGCGAGGCTATTGCCGCTCAGTTGCGGAGCCTGGTGCTCATCGAGAAGGATATGGTGGACCAGGTGTTGAAGTTCTTGGCGGAGATTCGCCAGCAATTGCGGTTCATGTTCGAGATCCACGAGAAGATGGTGGACGCCCGGGAGTTTAAGGAGTTCAAGGAAGCCTTCCTGGCGGAGATCGGTTTGGAGCGGCCTGAAACCCGGGACCGGATCGTCGCCCGGCTCCAGAAGATGCAGGCCATGAGGTCCACGGTGGGCTGGCCCGAGGCCGGCCGGTTTAATTTTGAGGGTGAGGCCCATGCAGCTTGAACCCCTGGCTGGCAAGAGAATCATCAAGTTCTGGGGAGAGCTGTGGGAGGACCTGGACCAGCGCTTCCCTCAGGCCGGCGAGGGCCGGGACCGACCGGCGGAGTGCTGGGAAGACCTGAATATTCACCCAAAGCTGGATTTTCTCCGGGAGCCGCACCGGTACAAAGCAGCCTGGAGCGGGCGGGACGCTGCCAAATCATGGTCTTTTGCCCGGGCGTTGCTGTGGCTGGCAAAGCAGGAAAGGCTCCGTATCTGCTGCGGCCGTGAATTTCAAAATAGCATCCAAGAATCAGTTCATTATCTGCTGAAAAAACAAATCGGTCTGTTAGGCTGGAATAACTTTTTTGGTGTGCAACAACAGACTATCACCGGCCAGAACGGCTCGTATTTTTTCTTCAAGGGCATCCGCAATAACCCCGAGCAAGTTCTAAAGTCCTTAGAAGACGTGGATATATTTTGGCTGGAAGAAGGCCAGACGGCAAGCGAAGCATCCTGGCAAATATTGATTCCTACCATCCGGAAAAAAGGATCGGAGATTTGGGTCAGTTTCAACCGCAATTTGGCCACCGATCCAACTGATAAACGGTTCATCGGGCAGCCGTTACCGGGGGCCAAGGTCCAGAGATTAAGTTGGCGGGATAACCGCTTCATGTCTGAGGAGGCCACAAAGTACAAGAATTATTTGGCTTCGGTGGACCTCGAAACCTATAACCATGTCTTTGAGGGTGAGTGCCGCATTAATGCAGCGGCGGCGATTCTGAAGGACAAGTGCGTGGTGGAATATTTCGAGCCGCAGCCTTGGTGGGACGGGCCTTACTTCGGGGCGGATTGGGGGTTTGCCCAGGACCCGACGACGCTGGTCAAGTGCTGGATCGAGGCGGCGGCTGGGGTCCGGAAGCTCTACGTCGAGGGGGAGGTGTACCGGATCGGCCTGGAGTTGGATCATACCAAAGCGGCGTTTGAGGAAATCGACGGGGCGGGCCGGTATACTATCCGGGCGGACAACGCCAGGCCGGAAACTATCAGCTATCTCCGGCGGCAGGGGCTGAATATCGTCGGGGCCCCCAAGGGCATTGGGAGCGTCGAAGACGGGATCGCCTTTCTGCGGGGGTTTCAACAAATCGTGATTCATCCGGACTGCACCCACACCGCCGATGAAAGCCGGTTGTACAGCTATAAGGTGGACCGGCTAACCGGGGACGTGCTGCCGGTGATCGTGGACTCCCACAATCATTGCATCGACGCTCTGCGGTATGCTTTGGAGCCGGTAATCAAAGCTGGGCCGGGGGCGAGGCTGGATTGGTCGTGATTTATTCGAGGAGGAAAAGGCAAATGCGAAAATTTATGGTGCTGGTGTTGATCCTGAGCCTGGGGCTGCCGTCGCTGGGATGGGCGGCGCCTTTACTGACCCCGTTTGAATTATCGCGAGATGTGCGTTCGAACAATAACACCCTGATTCCCAACGCCTCGCAGTGGGTGAACGCCCAGGTGTTGGCGGCGGGCGTGGCAGAAACCGTGACGGTGCCCACGGGGGCCAAAGTGGTGGTTTTCTCCGGCAACAATGATTTTTACGTAAATTTTTCCGGGGGGACGGCGGCAGTACCGGGCGCAGATGTGAGCGATGGAACCGCAGCAGAACTTAATCCATCCGTCCGGTATGTCTATACGCAGGGAACTTTCAGCGTGATATCGCCCTATGCCTGTATCATTACGCTGTCATATTACAAATAGCTGATTTGGGAGGAAAAGGGCCGATGACTCGCCATCTGGTTTCGCTGCTAATAGCCGCTTTGTTAATCTGCGCGCCGCTGGCTCCGGAGGGGCAATCCTATCCCGGAATTTATACTAATTCAGGCGGCGGGGGTCATTGGGGGGATATCACCAATAAACCTGAAATTTGGGTCGGCGATGCGCTCTACGGGGCGACGCTGCAAACCGCCATTACCGCCATCGGGGCGACGGCGGCTACCCTGCATATTCCGGCCGGGACGCACAGCATCGCCGCTGACCTGACCATCCCGGCCAACGTCACTTTGAGGCCGGAGCGGGGGGCCACCCTCGCCATTGCCACCACCAAGACCCTCACCATTAACGGCGGATTTGAGGCGGGGCTGTATCCGGTGATCACCTGCACCGGTACGGGAACGGTGGTCTTCGGCGACAGAGTGCCCGTAGTCTTTCCCCAATGGTTCGGAGCGGTGGGTGACAATTCCACCGATGACTCTGCGGCTATCAACCTGGCGGCGGCTGTGGCCCGGGGGTCGGCGTCTAAAAGGCTGGCGCTGCCGGCCTGCACCGGCTACAATGCGGCCTCGCAACTCGATCTACAACAATTACATATCGAGGGCAAGGCGACGGTCTCGAGTTCCTATGATGGCCATGCAGTATTGATCGGGAACGGCTCCAGGCTGGACATTGAACTTTCAGTTACCCGCAGCCCCGCCATCAGGACTGCCGGCACCAGTGGCATCTGGGTGTCGCAGTTAAATTATTCCACCCTGACCCTGGCTTCAAGTAATAGCTATATCGGCATAAAGTTCGAGGCCGGTACGGGCGCCATGGCTTACAACACCATCACGTTGAAGAATTTGCATTATAACAATACCGGCCTGATGGTGCATGTCCCTGCCGGGGTGACTGGCTGGGCTAACGAAAACCTGGTTATCGGGGGTAGTTTTGGGGGGGCGGTAACCGGTGGCCTAAGCGCGGTTACCCTTCTCGGAGAAGGAACCAACGCGATTAACAAATGGTCCTTTATAAAGCCGAGCTTTGAGATTTCGGAAGGGACCGCGGTCATTACCACCAAGGCCCAAAATTGTCAGTTTCGCGACGTGCGCCGGGAAATGGGGGATGCCCTGGCAGTCGCTACGTTTAATGACCGCAGCTATAACAACGTAATCTCCCTGGGATCATCTGATCGGTACTTCTTTTGGAACTATCAGACTGGCGGTTCATACGGAGCGCCTGGGTGTGACGTTAGGATGGAGGTGGATTCGCCGCCATTCCGGTTGACCGATTTTGCCAGTTTTAACAGCGCCTACCACGACGGCACTTATCTGCACGCGCCTGGGTTTCAACTAATTGACCCTTCTACCGGAGTAGTATCCCGCAAACTCAACACCACTAATTTAAAACTGATTGACGGCTTTGGGGGGGCGGCATTGGTGGGCACAGGTGACTCCTATGATAATATAGGTATCACAGTTAATTTTAAGAGAGACGTTGTTAATGGTTATCTAAGTCACACCAAAAAACTTTATGTCAAGGGTAGAACCTTGGATAAAGATCAAGAGCCTACTGTTTGGGTTAAGTGCTATGACTCCGCCGGTAACGTCCTCAGCGGAACTACACCGGCGTATGTGCAGGGGAATAGATGGACGGCTGTCAGCACCTTTTACAAAATCTATGCTTCGAGTCCAGCAACTAACGCTCTTTCATTCCATAAGGATGTCGCTAAGGCTCTAATCGGTGTAGCAGGCAGCGGGAATAAATTAACGGGCCTGGAAATCTACTCTCCTTACCAGGCTGACGGCTATTTGGACTATACCGGCCCGAAGGAGCTCCCTGGGGCCCTGTATGCGGCCAACGCCCCGACTAAATGGCATTTCCAGGTGGGGGACAGGGTGCTGAACGATGCCACGGCCTCTGGACAGCCCCAGGGCTGGACCTGTACCAAACGCACCAGCACCACCCTCACGGCGGACGGCAGCGGGGGAGATTTAACGATAACGGTTGCCAGCATCACCGGCATCGCCAGTGGCGACATTATTGGAGTCAAACTCAACACCGGGCAATATCATTTCACTACGGTCAACGGCGCCCCTGCGGGTAACACCGTAACCCTTACCGCCGCCCTGCCCGGAAGCGGGGTTGTGGCCACCTCTGGCAATGCGGTGGTGGCTAATCTGTGGACGGCGATGCCGAATTTGTAGGGGAGAGGTTTTAAAGAGTGAAATTATGATGCGGCGAATACAAAATATCCGCAAGGAAACCATCTTTGAAAACCCCGAGACTCAGCAGTCTTACCGGCGGGTGGTGGGGGCAATGGGGTGGCCTTGGGAGCCACGACCTGGATTTCTGGTGGTGCTGGGGGAACAATACCTGGTGGATCAGGGGTTGAAAGGGCGTCCCCTGGAGGTTCTGGCGGAGCGGGAAGTTGAGAGTATCCCGGCCCTGCATCAGGGCTGTTTGGAACTCAGGAAGCAATGGTGCTGTGATATCTGGCTGGCCGACCTTCAGCAGAAAGAAGCGGTGAGGCTGTTTCGGCAGATCAACCGGGGGCTGAATGACCGCCGGAACGATATCGAGCCGGTGCAGTTGCATACCGCGCCGTATAGTCATGGGGCCGGACAGTTGCAGGTGTTGTTTCAGATGCTGGGGATGGTGCAAAGCCCGGATCACAAGCTGCTGTCCTACGGGCCGGATAGCAAGCTGCCCCGATATGCCCAGGGCCTTGACTCTAAGGACCTTAAAGAGAAAGCCGGGAAGTTCCCGGCATTGGCGGCCCTGGCTTATGCGGTGGCCGAAATGATCCTTCGGGAGCCGTGGTCAGGCAAAGAACCAAGCCAGCAGGTGGTCACAGATTGGGACTGCTACGCATAGAGGGAGGGAGACATGGGAGGATTTGCCAGAGCTATTTTCGGCAAGCCGAAGGTTCCGAGTATGCCATTGCCGCAGCTTCCAGTGGCGCCACCGGATATGAGCGCCGCCAGGGCGGAGGCGGAGAAGAAACGCCGGGCGGCGGCCCTGGCTAAAGGCGCAGCTTCGACCCTTTTAACCGGAGGGCAGGGATTATTAGAGGATGCCCCGGTGCTGCGCCATCAACTTATGGGACAATGAGATGCCAGCCAACCTCGAAGACCTGAAATATCAATTAAGCCAGATGGCGTCGGACCGCTACGGTTTTGAACCGCACTGGCAGGAGGTCATTGATTACATCCTGTGGTTCCGGCAAAACATCGTAGCCAACGGCCCGGCCGGGGCCAAGAAGATGTCCAGGATCAATGACGGCACTCCCACTTATTACGCCATGTTGTTCGGGGCCGGGTTCAGCGCCAAGAACGTCAACCCCGCCATGCCCTGGTTTTCCATGCAGGCAGAAGATGATTATCTGAAGGATAACCGAGATGTGCGCCTGTGGCTGGATATGGTGGAAAAGATCTTTTATAACACCTTCCGCAAGTCGAATTTCTACACCACCGACAAAGAGGGGACCATTGATTGGGCGATTATGGGGACTAACCCCATGTTCGTGGGCCCGCACCAGAAATGGGGCTGCCACTACCAGAACGTCAACCTGGGCGAGACCTACCTGGCAGCGGACCAGTTCGGCCAGATTGACACCCTGTTCAGAAAATTCGAGTTTACCGCCAAGCAGGTGGTTCAGCAATGGGGAGAAGCTAAAGTCAGCGGCAAGGTTAAGGGTTTCATCAAGGCCAATAAGCTGACCGAGAAGGTGGTGGTGGTACATGCGGTGCAACCCCGCCTAGACCGGGATACGCGAAAAGTTGACAACAAAAATCTGCCCTGGACCTCAGTTTATTTTGAACATGATGAGCCCCATTTGTTAGAAGAAGGGGGCTATCCGGAATTTCCCTACTGCGTTGCCCGGTACGTGGTGATGAAACCGGAGCTTTACGGGCGGGGCCTGGGGATGATGGCCCTGCCGGATAGCAAGGAACTCCAGATACGGACCCGGGACACCACCAAGGCGGGGCAGTTGCAATTGTCGCCGCCGGTGCTCCTGGCCGATGACGGGTTCGCCGGGACGCCCATCAAGCGTATCCCCGGGGGCTACACCTTCGTTCGCAGTGAAGGGCGCATGCAGGATAAAATCGGGGTATTTCCCACCGCCGGGAACCTGGTCTGGTCGGAACAGAGCATGGACGGCCTGCGGCATCGGATCGGCCAGACGTTTTACGCCGATTTGATGAGCGTCGCCATGGATAAGAAGGTGACCCTGGGCGAATTTATGGAGGTAGCCCAGGAAAAGATGCAGTTTTTGGGCGACGCCCTGGTGCGCCTGCAAGATGAGCGGTATAAACCGCTGTTCGACCGGACCTTTCACATTCTCTGGGAAGCGGGCAAGCTGCCGCCGCCGCCCCGGGAACTGATCGGCGAGGACGGCTGGCTGAAATTCAAGGTGGAATATATCTCGCCCATGGCCCGAGCCCAGAAGCAGGCGGAAAGCCAGGGGATTATTCAGGCGACCGGGTTTTTAGGGCAGGCGGCCCAGGCCAAGCCCGATATTATGGACATCCTGGATTGGGACGGCTCAGGGCGGACGGTGCTGGAGAATTACGGGGTGCCCACCAAACTGATCATCGATCCCAAGGTGGTGGAACAGATCCGGGCGGCCCGGGCCCAGCAGGCCAAAAAGCAGCAGGTTGCGGCTATGGCCCTGGAGGCCACCAAGACCATGCCGGCCCTTTCCAAAGGACCCGAGCCGGGGTCCCCGATGGATGAGATCGGTCAGGCCTTGCAGCAGGGAGCGGGGAATGCGTAGAAGCAGTAGTCAGTAGTCAGTAAAAAAGGGCGACAAACATGACTGAAGTTTCGAAAGTCTCTGATCTGGAATTAGCCTACCGCGGGACGCCAATGGCGGTCCGGGAGGACCTGTTGAGGTTCTGCGGAGTGTGGTCGCCAAACCTGTCGGTTGACCCCCTGGAGATGGCCAGGAATGAAGGCCGCCGCCTGGTGGGCCTGTATATTTTGCAGATGTTAGGAGAAGTTACCTTACCAAAGGAGACCTTATGTCAGAAGAAGCGGTAACCAGCCCCGGGACCGAGGCCGGGATTACTGGCGGTGAAGAGCGGAGTTGGCAGGAAACCTTTCTGTCGGGGGATGAATTTGCCGATCTCAGGGGGAATGAGAGCCTGACGACCATCCCAGACGTGCGGACTCTGGCTAAGGCGTTTGTCGATACGAAGGCCATGGTAGGCCGCAAGGGCGTGATCCTGCCCAAGGAGGACGCCGCCCCGGAGGAATGGGAACAATTCTACACGCAATTAGGGCGCCCGGCGACTCCGGAGGCCTACGTCCTCAAGCCCGAGGGGCTGCCGGAGGGTTTCCCCTATATGGCGGAATTGGAGACCAGTTTCCGGCAGCTAGCGTTTCAGGCGGGATTGACGCCGGCGGCTACGAAGATCATCTATGACGGCTACAACAAATTCGCCCTGGAGCAGGCGCAAAATAGCCAGCGGGAATTAAAAGCCGAAATGGAGGAGATCCAGGCCGGTTTGCAGAAAGAATGGGGCGTAAAGTATGAGGAGAATATAGCGCTCGCCAGAAAAGCTATGAACCAGTGGGCGCCCCCCGGATCACCGGAACTGCTGGCCTTGGACCGATCCATCGGAGAGTCCCCGGTCCTGGTGAAGTTTTTCTATAACCTCGGAAAGTCCATGGGCGAAGGAGAATTTATTGCCGGGGGCTACACGGCGAACGCCAGCCTGGAAGCCAAGCGCCAGGAATTGATGCGGCACCCGGCTTATGTGGATGAAAAGCACCCGGAGCACAAGGTTATCGTGGACCAGGTAATCAAAATTTATCAGGAGATGCACCCGGAGCAGCAGGAGCAGTAGGCGGGAGTACCCTATCCAGGGCCCCGAGTATGGCGCCATCAGCACCAGCGGATTACCTCGCAAGAGGCCCGGAAAGCTCTTAGCCGCTTGAGCGGCTGGCAGTGCCCCCGGCCCCGCCAGGATGGGCGGATTAGCCGAAATTACCTACAAATTTCGGAGGTTCGCCTATCATGGCTGATCAAATCACCACCGCATTTGTCCGGCAGTTCTCGGATAACTTCAAGCTCACGGCCCAGCAATTAGAGACCGATTTGCGGGCCATCGTCACCGTTGAAACCAACATCAAAGACAAGAAATATATGGATTATATCGGCGCGGCCGGGGACCCGCAGCCGCAGTTGGAACTAGTGCAGGACCGGCTCCTGACCGAGATCCCGCACTCCCGGCGCCTGATCATCACCCTGCCGTATGAAAAGACGGTGCCCATCCCCAAGGCGGCGGAACTGCGGATGCTGGCCGATCCCGCCAACCCCTATCAGGTGGCCATCAAGGCGTCTTTTGAGCGGTTCATCGAACGGAAATTGCTGGCCGCGGCCATCGGCAATTCCATCGGAGTGTCCACCGCCGAACTGACCGAAACGGTTATCCCTCTGCCGAATACCCAAAAGATTACGGAATCCGGCACCCTGGGCATGACCGCCGGTAAGATCATCGCCGCCCTGACCCGGTTCAACCTGAATCACCGGGGAAAATCGGAAAAACACCTGCGGTTGAGCGCCCAGGCCATCGAGGAACTGCTGCTGGACCTTGATGTGACTTACCCGCAGCAGCAGGCCCTGGAGATGGTGCGCACCGGCGAGCTTCAGTCGCTGTGGGGCTTCAAGGTGGGAATGTCCACGGAGTTGCCCAGGACCACGGCTGAGGGCATTGCAGGTATCCGGTCCAATGTCGCCTGGTGCAAGGAAGGCCTGGGCCTGGGGTTCAACCAGGATTTCAACGCGACCATTGAGCCCCGGTATGACAAGGTGAATCTGCGGCAGATCGCCGCGTCGATTGATTTCGGCGTGACCCGTTTGCAGGAGACCGACGTTTTCGAGATCCAGGCTTACGAGACCTATTAACCGCAGGGCCAGCGGGGACGCCGGCCTTATTTAACGTAAGGAGAAAGAATTATGTCACTCGTTAACAGCATCGGCGCCGCCCTGGTGGCGGCTGGGAAGTTTGTGGGCCGGTTCACTTGGGGCGCACCCAAAGTATCGTACCTGGAGGAATATGAGGCGGTGGCCCTGCCTTCCGGTTCTACCATCACCATGTTTACCCCGAAGAAAGGCGAGAAATACGCCGGGTCGGGACAACTGGCCTGGGACGACCTGGGCACCGGCGTCACCCTGGCAGTGGGCATTGCCGGGGCCACGGAGAAATTTCTGGCGGCGGCGGATGCGGCCACTGCCGCGGACAAGGCGGAACTGGATGCCGGGGCTGCGGCTATCGCCGCCCTGGGCTATGAGTTTGACGGGGCGACTCCGGTGGTCATCACCACGGGCGGCGCTGAGGCCGCAGGGACCATTAAACTGCGGATGGATTTCTTAGCCTGCAATTAACGGACGGCGGGCGGGGACGCCCGCCCCACTAAAATAGGCTGGGGAGCAGGCACTGGGGCCACTCCTCGTCAGATAAGGAGAAGCAATGGCGGATCTGGCGGCCACGAACGTGACGATAGCACACATCAGGAGACCGGGGAAGATCCCGGGGTTTGCCAACCTTGGATTGGTGACCATCTCCTTCGGTAATTCAACCTTGACCGTCCCGGCGGCGGGTATTCCCTTACCCGCCAACCTGAAACTTTTCGGGATGAGAAAGCTCATTCATTTTATGGCGCTTCAGGGCCCCGTGGGAGATGGCCTGAAGTACGAATACGACCAGGCTAATCACAAGCTGCTCATCCGGCAGGCCCCGGGGGCTTCCCATACCCATGATCTGAAAGTGATCGGTGCGGCGGCCGGCGGCATTGACGAACCTTTGGGAGTGGAAGGCACTGACACCCTGGCCAAAGATGCGGCCACCGACCGCACCATCGCCGGTGCGAGCAGTGCCACCAAGGGCGGCGTGGTGGCAGCGGCTGTGGCGGCGGCGGCCCTGGTGGCCTATACCGGGGCGATTGCGCCAACGGTGGTGCGGGCCCTGGTTTACGGCGATTAAGCAGGATTAACCTATGCGGGGGCCGGGAGGCCGGCCCCATTTTTGAGGAAATGCGCCATGGCCGCACAAGTCGATATCGCCAATCTGGCCTTGCTGCGCCTGGGGTCCATGCCCATAGAAAGCATGGATGAGAACTCCAAGCGGGCCATCGCCTTGAAAAAGAATTTTGACCTGGTGCGGGATATTGTGTTGCGGGCGCACCCGTGGAATTTCGCCTTAACCCGGGCCACCCTGGCCAGGTTGAGCGCCGCGCCACTGTTCGGGTTCGCCTATACCTACCAGTTGCCCCCGGACCGGCTGCGGATCTTGGGGATGGTGAACTCCGCCGGCAAACTGGACCCGACCATCTCCTACAGCATTGAAGGCGACAAACTTTTAACCGATGAGGCCAGCGCCCGGATCAGATATATCCGGAGAGTCACGGAAGCGGGCGGATTTGATGAGGCGTTTGCCAGCGCCCTGGCGTCCCGCCTGGCGGCCGAAGTCGCCTATCACATCACCGGCGCCGCAGCTATGAAGAAACAGATGATGGACGAATACCAGGCTGAGTTAATGGCGGCCCGCAGCATTGACGCCCAGGAAAATCCTCCGGAGGTTTTTGAGACCAACGAGTGGATGGACGCGAGGATCTGATGGCCAGGGTTACCCCGATACTGAACAACCAGACCTCGGGAGAGATCACGCCGCTGCTGTCCGGGCGGGTGGATTTAAACAAGTACCACAACACCGGAGAAATAGTCAGAAATATCTATCTTCACACTCAGGGGCCTTCAAGTTCTCGACCCGGTTCAGAGTATATCGCCGCGGTCAAAGACCATAGCAAGCGCGTCCGCCTCGTCGATTTTCAGTTTAGCGCCACGCAGTCATACGTCCTGGAGTTCGGGGATCAGTATATCCGGTTTTATAAAGACAAAGGGCAGATCGCCGCCGGGCTGACGCCGTACGAAATGGCCAGCCCGTACAAGGAATCGGACCTCCGGGACCTGAGATTCATTCAGTCGGCGGATTTCATGTTCATCTGCCACCCCTGGCATTACCCCCGCCAATTAACCCGCACCGGGCATACCGCCTGGACGCTCACCAATGTTCCCTTGGTGAACGGGCCGTATCTGGACGAAAACACTACCAAGACCACCTTGAAACCCAGCAGCTCCGGTTTGGGTGATACCATTTCCCTGACGGCCTATCCGGAAGTGGGTGATGAGGAGGTAATAAACGGCGATTTTGCTACAAACGCCACCTGGATTTGGGGCACGGGTTGGGCGCATGACGCGGTAGGACTGGAAGCGGATCATACCCCGGGCAACATCCTGCCCCTGGAACAGGCAATCAGTCTCACCCCGGGTAAGATGTATTTTATTGAATACCTCATTAACAATCTGACCGCGGGCAGTGTTACCCTGAAGCTCGGCGGGGTTAACGGGGTAACCCGGGCGCTGAACGGCGCCTACGCCGAAACCATTATCCCCACCACCACCAGCAATCTCCAGTTTACGCCCAGCACCGACTTTGACGGCTCCATTGACACGGTTTCGGTAAAAGAGGTTAGCAGTCCGGCAGCATCTTGGCTGTTAGGAATCGAAACGGTAATAAACGGTGATTTTGCCACCGATACCCCATGGATCTGGGGCGCCGGCTGGACCCATAATGCGGGGACCTTGAAGGCTGATCATGCCCCAGGGAACATCCTGCCCCTGGAGCAGGCAATCAGCCCTATAGCGGGTCAAAGGTATCTCCTGCAATACACGGTCAGCAATCTCACCGCGGGGCATGTGACGCCGAAGCTCGGCGGAGTTAATGGGACACCACGGTTTGCAGACGGAACTTACACTGAAATCATTACTCCTCTCACCGGCGGCAATCTGCAATTTTATCCTGATATAAGTTCCAGTTTCATACCGCCACAATTTGACGGCTCCATTGACACGGTGTCGGTAAAAGAGGTTTATGATCCCTTGGCGGTTTTTTATCCCGGTCATGTGGGATCTCTGTGGCGTCTGCGCTACGGCTCCGCCTCGGGATTTGTAGAGGTGACCGGTTATGTTTCCGGGGTCGAAGTCACCGCAGTGGTCAGGGATGGTTTGGGAGGGACCGCTAAAACCAAAAACTGGCGGGAAGGAGCGTTCTCGGATTACCGGGGCTTTCCGGCCACTTTGGCCTTCCATGAGCAGAGGCTGTTGTTCGCCGGGACGCCGAGCAAGCCGCAAACTATTTGGGGGAGCAAGTCGGCGGATTATCCCAATTTTGCCCCCCAGGACCCGATCACCGACGACGGCCCTATTACCTACACCATCCCCAGCGCCTCGGGACAGATCAACATCATTAAATGGCTGGCCTCAGGCCGGTCCCTGGTATCCGGAACCGTTAACGAAGAAATATCTTTGTCCACCGGCAATGAAACCGGGTTAACCCCAAGTAATCCGCCGATTATCCGGGCCAACACCTTTAAAGGCAGCGCCAATATTTCCCACATCTGGGTGGGCAATGCCATCTTGTTTGTGGAACGGCATGGCCGCAAGGTGCGGGAACTGGCCTACAGCTTCGCCGATGACGCCTATGTGGCCCCAGACCTGACCATCTGGAGCGAACATATCACCGCTCCCGGCCTGGTGGAGTGGGCCTACCAGCGGGAACCGGATCAATGCCTGTGGGCGGTGCGAGGCGACGGGGCGTTTCTGAGCATGGTCTATGAACGGGCTCAGGAAGTGGTGGGCTGGGCCCGGCATGATACTGACGGCGAGGTGGAATCCATCGCCTGCATCCCCGGAACCAAGCAGACGGAAGTGTGGCTGGCGGTGAAGCGCATTATCAACGGGGCGGTGAAACGCTATGTCGAATGTCTCCGGGACGTGGATTTCGGGGCCGACCAAAAGGATGCCTTTTTTGTGGATTGCGGCCTGACCTATGCCGGAGTCCCAGCGCAAGTGATCTCCGGCTTGGGTCACCTGGAAGGCAAAGAGGTGGCGATCCTGGCGGACGGAGCGGTTCATCCGCGGCGAACCGTGAACGGCGGACAGATCACTTTGGAGGTTGCAGCCTCTAAGGTACAAGTGGGATTGCCGTACCGGAGCCAATTCTTTTCGGTCCCAATAGAAGCCGGGGCCACGGACGGCACCGCCCAGGGGAAGATCAAGCGCATTGACCATCTGACCCTGCGCCTGCTCCGGTCCATGGGCGGGCAGGTCGGCCCGGACCTTGACAACCTGGAGCCGTTGATCTACCGGCAGGCGGAGGATGACATGGACACCGCCACGCCCCTGTTCACCGGCGACCTGGAGCTTGATTTCCAGGGGGAATATGAGTCCAAGGGCCAGATTATGATCGTCCAGGACGACCCCCTACCCCTGACCATTTGTGCGCTCATCCCGCGCCTGACCACCTTTGAGGGCTGAAATGAAATTGCGGATCATCCCTTTTGAGTTTGCCCACCTGGCGGCCATGCAGCCCAGAGAATTTGAGGCCCGGGAGTTGGCCCTGTTGGACAACCTGGAGGGGCGGGTCGATGAATATCTGGCCCAGGGCATGGCCTACACCGGCATCATCGGGGACCGGATATTGGCCTGCGGCGGGGTCATCATGTTGTGGCGGGGAGTGGCGGAACTTTGGCTGGTGACCACCGGCCAGGTCCCGGAATTTCCCCTGGCCTTTCATCGGGCTATTCTCAAGATCCTGGCGCTCCTGGAGCGGAGCATGGGGTTATGGCGCATGCAGGTGGCGATTCACGGCGAGCACCTGGTGAGCCAGTATTGGGTGCAGCGTCTGGGGTTTAAGGAGGAAGGGCCCATGCCTGGTTATGCGCCGGACGGGTCCACCTATGTCAGGTTTGCCCGGGTAAAAGGAGGAATTTAAGATGCCATTTATGGCAGCAGCCTTGCCGGTCATCGGCTTAGTCACGAGTATCGCCGGCGCCGGTTTGACCGCCTTCAGTTCCATCAAGAGCGGCATGGAGCAGTCGGAGGCCATGAAGGCCCAGGCGGAGGGCGCCCGGTACAATCAGCGGGTGGCCGAACAGAACGCTTTGGCCACCGAGCAGGCCGGGGCCTTTGCCGAACGCCAGGCCCGGTTGAAGGCAATCCGGCTGGGGGGCACCCAGGCGGCGTCCTACGCCAAGGCCGGGGTCTTGCCGGAAGGCTCCCCCCTGGATGTCATGGCCGAGACCGCCATGCTGGAGGAGCAAGACATCCTGGCGACCCGGTACAACTATCAGGTGCAGGCCTCCAGATACCGGTCACAGGCGGGGTTTTACGGCTATGAAGCCCAGCGTCAGGACGCCTTGTCCGGCAGTCCGATCCTGGGGGGATTCTTGAAAGCGGGGACTTCTCTGTTGACCACCGCCGGAGGGTTAGCGAAAGGCTGGAATTGGGGCGGCGGCCAGAAGCCAAGTAACTTATCCCTTAATTACAATGTTCCCGGGTCCGGGGGATATTAACCATGCCGCGCATTCCTCTCTATGATCCTTCCGTGCAACTGAGCCACCTGGGACCCCAGGTTGAGCAGGACATTAAGAGCTTCGGCATGGAGAACCTGGCCATGGCGAAGAATTGGGAACTGGTGGGCCAGGCCGGGGACAAGTTGAGCGAGATGGGATTGCAGCTTAACCAGCGGCTGCACCAGGCCAAGATGGTCAATGACCTGGCCGGCATGAAGATGGACACCACCCAGCGTCTTTATCAGTTGCGGGATGAGGTGCAGAAAGGGCCGGACCCGGAGAAGTGGGAGCAAACTTTTAAGGAGGCGGGAGCCAAGATTTTTCAGGAGAATTTGGAGCGGTCCACTGATGCCGGAGTCCAGGCCCATTACAAAACGGCCTGGGCCAGCCATTTTCCGGTGATGCTGCATGGGGTGACGGTGGAGGCCCGCAAGACGCAGATCGCCAATTTCGCCGGGAACCTGGAGGAAAATTACGGCAAAAGCATTGATCTGTTTAACCAGGCCGGAAACGATATCGAGAAGGCCAAGATCAAGGGGGACGCCTTCGGGATGATCCAGGGCGGGGTGTCCGCCGGGTTCCTGACGCCGGTTAAGGCCCAAAAATTGCGGGAGGGGTTTGATCAGTCGGTCATGCTGGCGGCGGTCAATCAGGAAATTATGAATGACCCCAAGGGCGCTTTCGATAAATTGGCGGACCCGGCCAGATATTTTTCCGGCATGGACGCCCAGACCGCCATGACTTTGCGGGGCCGGGCCCAAGCGGAAATGCACCGGGTCCAGGGGGACAACGCCCTGGAGGTGCAGAAGCTCTACGAGACTAAGCAGCTCACCCCGGAGTCCTTGAAGGCGATGCGGGACGGCAGGACCATCAACCTGGGGACCTGGAAGATGTACGACGCCGCTCTGCAAAGCGACGCCCTGCCGGTGAAGGCGGCGAAGGACAATGATCTGTACGTCCGGCGGTGGCAACAGGCCCTGGCGGGGAACCTGCCCGAGGACCAGGTGTTCAATGATTTGCGGGCCGGGGCCATCACCAAGAGCGAAGCCCATTTCCTGATTAATACCAGCAAGAAAATGGCGGTGGGCGAGACTCCCGATGACCTGGCCTTTACCAAGTCCCCTTATTACAAGGCGGCGATGGGCGAGTTGAATTACCGGAGCGCCCAGATCGACAAATCTCTGTGGAACCTGAAGCCCGGTGCAAAAAAGTCGTCGGCCAAGGGCGAGGCGACCATGATGTTTCTCGACGAATGCCGCGCCGCCCAGAAACAGGGGATGCCCCCGGGTCCCTGGATGCTGGAATCGGTCAACAAGATTTTGAAGCCTATAGAAATGATGAACACCCCGGGGGCTGGGGAGCCGCCCAAGAAGACCTGGTGGCAGAGGACCTTTGGGAGTGATGAGGAGGCTGGAAAAGGACGGCAGGCGGGGACGCCTGCGACAGGCCAGGGACAAACCGGAATCCCGGTAATGAATAAGCGGACAGGCAAAATGGAACATGTGTCCCAAGCCGAGTATGACTTGATCATGCAAAATCAGAAAGGTGGCCGCTAATGGTTTTTGACCCCAGCGACTACAGGCCTCTTGATGTTGAGGAAATGGCGGCGATCTCCGGGGTTTCCTCGCCGGATGAAGGCGATATCCAGTTCAGCGGGACTACGGGCCGGTCCCGGACCAATAACAATCCGCTCAATTTAGAGTATCGCCCCGGCAGCTATCAGGACAAGTATGGGGCGGAATTGGAACCGCAACCCCGGGCCGGGAGCAGGCGCAGGTTCGCCAAGTTTAGGAGCATGCAGGACGGGTATAACGCTGGGCTGGATCAGATCAGACTCGACCAAAGCTCTAAGAGAAATCACACCCTCGCCTCATTCGTAGAGAAGTTTGCTCCCCGGCATGAAAACCCTACGGATGAGTTGATCGCCACTTATGCAAAACAGGTCGGCGCCCGCCCCGATACGCCTCTATCGGAAATCGCCCCGGAAAAGCTGATTGTCCCCATGCTGGCCAGGGAGTCGAGCACCAGGATAAAGCGCGGCGGGGGAGTGCTGGGCTTCCTAAGCGAGGTCCTGGGGCCGGCCAGCGCCGAAGCGGCGGAAGGTCCGGCAGTCCGTCCAGGGTTTAATCCAGCAGATTATAGCGTCAGGCCAGATTTTAACCCTTCTGATTATAGTGTTCAAGGAGCGCAGGCGGGGACGCCTGCACCACTGACAAGAAAGGAGCCGGGGATTTATGAGGAAAAGCGGACCCTCATCGAGTCCGTCAAGGATTATTTGGGCTACCGAGATCTGCCGGCCTTCCTGCCCGCTTTCAACCAGGAGACGGGGTTGTGGCAGGCCCTAGATATTTATGAGGCCCGGAAGCTCTACCACGGCTGGGAAGAACCTACGGAATTGGAGCGGGTCCTTTACCGCTGGGTGGTTACTACTACTACCCTGGGGGCGGCGGATTGGATTGCCAAGGATCTGACTGCGCCGGTGCCGGGGCCGAAAACTGCGGTCGGGGCCTTTGCCTCCGGGGCACTGGATTTTGCTAGCTTCATGGTGTTTCCGTTCAAGATGGCGGAAGGTCTGTTGGGGACGCGGCTGGCCCCCACCCGGTCAGGACTCCGGGGGTTAGCGCAGGTGATGGGCCAGGGCGGGGCGACCCTGGGGCTGGCCAGCGCCATTTCCGGCCTGTTGCCGAGCCTGGCGCACAACGACCGGGTGAGCGATGCCGGGCTGGAATTTGTCAAGGGCACGGCCAGCGGCGCTACAATCGGGGCGCTGTTTCCCGTGGCCGGGCTGGTGCCCACCAAGACCTTGCGGATGGCAGTCGGGTTGGCGGGCTTGGATTTCGTCAAGACCCGATTCCACGAGGCCCCGGACAAGGGGCTGTTCACCCTGGACGATGTGTACCGGGGGGTGCGGGACGGCACCATCGACCGGACGGTCCTGGCGCAGAAGACCTTTGATTATCTGCTGGACCTCTACTTTCTGGCCAAGGTCCCTTCCATGAAACAGCAGTTGGCGGGCCTGAAGATGAACGCCTTGATGGAGGAGGCGGGCAGGGTCAACCCCCAGGAAGCGGAAGACGCTTTGGTGGAGATCGGCAAGAGCGGGGTGCTTCAAGAGCAGGGGTCAGGGGTCAGGGGTCAGGGGTCAGGGAAAGAAGGAGTGCAGGCACAAGAAGGACCGCAGGCGGGGACGCCTGCGCCACTGGAGGATCTGGGGACACCGGTTAAAAAGCCGGAGCCAGTGGCCTGGAAAAAACCCTGGGAGTTGAGCGGGGAGGAGTATGGCGCAAGGGTGCGGGCCTTGAGTTCTGAGGACCGGCCGGAGCCGACGCCGGAGAAGGTCGCCAAGCTGCGGGAGGCGGACGTGCGCCAGGCTCTGAAGCGGGGCGAGCCGGTGCCTCCCGAAGTCCTGGCGGATTTCCCGGAGATGGCGGGAAGGGTTGGGAAGGAGTTACCGGCGGCGGGGGGGTTGGAAGTCAAGAATATTCCCACCGCGGCGGTCAAGGCGGACCCGGAAAGGTTTCAATATAAGCTGGGGGCGGATGAGACCACCGGGGCAGGGTTGGCCCTGGGGGATGTTAAGACCTGGGATGAGGGCTTGTCCGGGGTCTTGACCCTGTGGCGGTCCCCGGAAGGCGAGTTGTTTGTGGTCAACGGCCACCAACGGTTAGCCCTAGCCCAAAGGACCGGCACCGAATCGGTCCGGGCGCAGGTCCTGGACGCCTCCGGGTGGTCGGATGTGCAGGCCCGGGCCTATGGCGCCCGCATCAACATTGCCGAGGGCCGGGGCACTGAAATTGACGCCGCCAAATTTATGCGGGATATGGGGATTTCCCCCTCAGACCTGGCGGCCCAAGGCGTGTCGCTGGTGGAGGGCAAGACCCGGCGGGCGGTGGCCCTGGCGCAGTTGTCCGATCCCCTCTTTCATTTCACGGCTACGGGAGACATTCCCGTGCGGCGCGCCGCCATTATTGGCGAAGAATTGTATGGGAACCATCCGGCCCAGGACGCCCTCTTTAAGACGATCCGGTCTTTGGAAAAAGCCGGCAAAGTTATCAGCGACGGCAAGTTGAGAGAATTGATTCTGCTGGGCAAGGCGGCGGGAGTGGTGCCGGGTAAGCAGAAGAACCTTTTTGGCGAAACGGAAATTAAGAAAAGTCTGATGCTGGAGGTGGCCGACCTCCTGGAAAACGCCAAAACTCAGTTGCGGCGGGATAAAAATATTTTTGGGATGGTGGACAAAGAATCGGCCAGGTTGAGCCGGGGCAAGAACATCATTGATCCCGAGACCAACAAGGCTATCTCTGAGGAGGCCGCCCAGGCGATTGACGCCCTCAACCGGTTCGCCTACATGGGTGATTCAGCAACCCGGAAAATAATTGATAGTTTTGCGCGTAAATTATCGACAAGTAAGAAAAAATCGGCTATAAGGGAAGAATCCTATGAAGCCATCAAAACCGCAATTTCAGAAGATCGAACCAAGTTCGGACTTGATGCAGGGACTCGACCGGGCGCTGGCGGCAAAGAACCCGCAGCAGGCGTCCGTTCTCTCTTCGGGGTTGAGCCAGGTGCAGCAACAGCAGCAGCAGGAGAAGTTCAAGCCCCTCCGGTAACATCCGCATTACCCCCAGGCGTTAAGGAATTTCAGGGAAAGTTCGGCACCGCCCGCGGCGAGAAGCCGGACGTGGGGATTTCTGCGCCCGAGGCCCCGGATTATGCCTACATCGACAAGGGCGATATGGTGCGGGATGCCCGGAACCCGGAGGCCTTTGGGGCGGTGGTGCGGGAATCGGCGAGGGGGGACCAGAAGGGCTTCATCGTCGAGCGGGACGGGAAGGATTATTTTATTCCCCGGGAAGAGGCCCGGCTGATGGGGCTGGAGGAGTTGGAGGGGACGCCTGCACCACCGGGCAAGATGTACGGCGGCGGCCCGGGGCTGGAGGAGATCCAGGCTTACGGGAAGCAGCTGCTGGCCCTGGGCAATAAGATGATTGATTGGGTGGACGCCCGGTTGGACAAGAATTTACCCCCGGAGTTGCAGAACAAGGACGCGGGGAAGATTGTCGGGAGCCTGCTGTTGAAGTTTCAGCAGTTTGAGGATATCGCCCGGACCTATCCCGAGGCGCAGGCGACATTTGAGGCGGCCCGGGCCGGGCTGGCCCTGAAGACCCGCCACGCCGCCGAGTTCTACAGTCTGACGACCCCGTACCTGAGCCGGTTGAAACCGGGAGAACGGGCCAGGGTGGACAAGGCGCTGGTGGATCTGGACATAATCAATGATCCGGCCATGGGGGAGAACTTCCGGCTGGGGAACGATATCGACCGGTGGCAGTCCTACCTTCTGAATCCCCGGGAGGATATCCGGGATAAGGGCGTCGCCTTTTATATGGGGCGGGGCTTGAATGCCGTGGAAGCGGAGGGGGCCTTCGGGGTGCGCATGAGCCTAGATTACGCCAAGGCCCTGCACCTGGACTGGCACACCCGGAGCTTTCAGGAATGGCTCCAGTCTCACGGCTTTGACCACGGCAGGATCAAAGACATTATGGACTGGGTCCTGAATACCGAAATGAAGCCGGATGAGATCGCCAAGGCTTTTTTCGGAGCGGAGCCCGGCAAGAACGTGGGGCACATCCTGGAGAATTTCCGCCGCAGCATGTCCTATTGGCTCAAAGAGACACACCAGTATATCCCCCATAGCAGGTTCGGAGAATATTTTATCCGCGTGATCGATACTAACCAGGCCGCCAAAGCCAAGGAGGCCTATAAGAAGACCCTGGAGGCCATCGGGCGCCGGTATCCCAAGGATAAGGTTGAGGTTGAAGCCCTCATGCAACAGGCTTCTTTGGAGTTCATGGAGGGGGAATCCCCCTCACCCCAGCCCTCTCCCGGTAGAGGAGAGGGGGCGAGACTGAGCAAGGCGGACCAGCTGCGGGCGAAGGCCCGGGATAAATACCAGGCGGACATGAAGGCGACGGTGATCCACGCGGCGGCGGCGGAGAGCAAGGCGCAGTACCATGATAAGCGGGCGGCGCTGGAGGCTGAGTTCCCGGCTGAGGCAGGCTATGTGATCAAGCAGAGCCTGAATAAGCAGTTGCCCATGGAAATCTTTTCCGAGACTCACATCCCCCGGGTCTGGCGGATCGTCAGCGAGGCGGCGGCCACCGGCAAGATGCCCGAGGGGTCCAAGGAAGCCATGATCGAGGCCTGGCAAGACTTCCTGGCCGCCAAGGGATTCGGGGCCCACTTCATCAAGCGGAGCAACACCCCGGGCTATGAAACCGATTTGAAACGGCCCCTGACCGGTTACCTGGCGGGCCTGGCGGGGTACATCGGCAAGATGGAAAAGATTCGGGGGTTCTCGGAGGCCTTCCAGGAGGTCCCCAAGGAGATGCCCAACCTCCTGCGGCACCTGAATGAGTACGGTAATTATGTCCTCTCCAACCCATACGAGTATGAGGGGATCAGGAACGTCATCTACAACTGGACCCTGGGGGGTAATTTCTCCTTCCACTTCATTAACGCCCTGCAAAATATGTCCACCGGCTGGGCGGTGCTGGGAACGGCGGGGCCGGGGCCGGTGAAGCATCTCGCCGGGGCCAACAAGGATTGGGGCCGGTACATGCTCACCGGGGAGGGGCTGCGCCCGGGAGAAGAGGCGCTGCTGCACCGGGCGCGGTTTGAACCGGAGTTGGCGCCCTCGGGAGTCGCCGAACTTTCCGGCCAGGCCTACAATCCCCTGTACCGCTGGCTGCACAACGACCCGACTTCACTATCGGCCAAGGCCATGGACGTGTTTAAAGGGTTCTGGAGCGGGGCCTTTGTGGAGCAGTTGAACCGGGAAACCTTCTTTTTGGCGGCATTGCGCACCACCGGGGATTACGACCAGAGCGTCGCCCTGGTCCGGCAGGCGCATTTTCTCTACGGCAAGGAGACCCGGCCGTCCGTGGCCCGGGGGGCCGGGTCCATCCCGGCGATCTTCCTGACCTACACCACCAACTATTTTACCCTCCTGAAGAATTTCAGCAAGGCGGCCCTGGGGGTGAACCCGGAGATCTATGGCACCCAGGCCCAGGGGGCCAAGGGGTTGGCCCGGATGTTCGCCGGGGCCATGATCAGCGGCGGGCTGACGGCCAGCTTCATCGGCCCGATCCTGAAGACGGCCTGGGAACAGGTATTCGGGAGCAATCTGGAGGAAGACGCCAAGGATTTTTTGCAGCACACCGTCGGGGTGTCCAAAGGCACGGCGGAGTTTACCGAACGGTTGTTCGACCGCGGCCTGCCGGCGGCGGCCCTGGGAATCGACATCGGCAGCCGCATTGCCCCTAACCTGCCGATGCAGAGACAGTTGAGCGAAGATTTGACCTGGCAGAACCTGGTAGCCGGGGCGCTGGGGGCCGGGTCCATCCCCTTGCAGGTGGCTTTTGGGGTAGGAAAGGCCCTGCACCAGGGCGAACCGGGAAAGGCCCTGGAAGCGGGGGCGCCGGTGTCGGTGGGGAACGTCCTCAAGGCGCTGCGGCTGGGGACCGAGGGGGCCACCACCTTTAAAGGCCAGCCGATCTTCACGGACCAGGGGGAGCCTCTGGTATTGGACATGGGCGAAGCGATCCGGAAGGCGGCGGGATTTCAGCCCATCCGCCTGGCGGAGCATCAGCGCAAGGCGAGCTTCGCCCGGGAGATGGAAAAGGACCGGCGGGACAAGGCCCAGGGGTTTGCCGGGGATCTGGCCAGGGCGATCCGGGCCGGGGATGATGCGGGGTTTAACCGCACCGTCGAGGCCTTGACCGCCTATAACAATGAGATGCAGAAGGCCGGACGCCTGGCGGATATCATTGACCCCAAGTCGGTGGAGCAGGCGGTTCGGAGCCGGTTTAAATCGAAGTACCCGGACGTGTCCCAGAAAAAGATGATGCTGCGCCGACCACAGCCGGAGACGGAAGAACAGGAAGATCAGGAATAAAAGGAGCCGGAGCGATGAAAAGCTGGAGAAGATCCGCAGGCTGGAAAGCCTGCGCCACTTTGATCATGGTTTTGATGGCCATCATCTGGTTAGTATCCGCCGCCGGAGCCACGGTGAGCAGTTCCGGCAACAAATGGATCTACACCGCCGACGGCGTCCAGAAGATTTTCCCCTATGTAAACCGGATTTACACCGCCACGGATCTCAAGGTCTATTTGCGGGATACCAACGGTTTGGAAACTCTTCAGATCAAGGATGTGGATTACACCGTGTCCGGGGTCCTGAATGCCACCGGGGGCAACGTCACCTTCGGGACGGAGCCGCCGTCGGGTAATCAGGTCATCGTCAAGATTGAATTGCCGCTGACTCAAGATCTGGCCTTGCCGGAATATGGACGCCTGCCCTCGGTCCCCATGGAAATCTCCCTGGACCGTCAGGTCAAGCTTACCCAGCAGATCCAAGAGCAGTTAGACCGGTCCTTGCATTTTTCTCTGGGAAGCGCCGCCAGCGGTTTGATGCCGGAAAACCGCACCGGGTTCCCTTTATATCTCCGGTTAAATGCCGCCGGGACCGCCATTGAAGGGGCGGCGGCGCTCCCGACGACTGCCTTCAATCTTAGTTGGATAGATGTTAAAACCTATGGGGCGCTCTTTGACGGGGCGGCTTTAGCCGCGGCCATCGCCGCCAACCCCGGCGGCGGGACTCTTTACTTCGGCGCCCCCTGCACCGTGACTGCCCCGGTAACCATACCGGCAGGTTTCGCCATTGCCGACGGTCCTTACAAAATTTTTAACTGCACCGGTACGGGAACGGTGGTCTTCGGCGACAGAGTACCGGTAGTCTTTCCCCAATGGTTCGGAGCGGTGGGTGACAATTCCACCGATGACTCTGCGGCTATCAACCTGGCGGCGGCCGCTGCCCGGGGGTCGGCGTGTAAGAGGCTGGCGCTGCCGGCCTGTATTGGCCACAAGGTGGCCTCGCAACTCGATTTTCAGCAATTGCATGTCGAAGGTAAGGCGGCGATCACTAGTTCTTACGATGGTCATGCAGTATTGATCGGGAACGGCGCCAGGCTGGATATTGAACTTTCAGTTGACCGCAGCCCCGCCATCAGAACTGCCGGCACCAGTGGCATCTGGGTGTCGCAGTTGAATTATTCCAACCTGACCCTGGCTTCAAGTCATAGCTACATCGGCATAAAGTTCGAGGCCGGTACGGGCGGCATGGCTTACAACACCATTACATTGAAGAATTTACATTACAACAATATCGGCCTGATGGTGCATGTCCCCGCCGGGGTGGCTGGGTGGGCTAACGAAAATCTGGTTATCGGGGGTAGTTTTGGGGGGGCGGTAACCGGTGGCCTAAGCGCGGTTACTCTTCTCGGAGAAGGAACCAACTCGATTGACAAATGGTCCTTCTTAAAGCCGAGCTTTGAGATTTCGGAAGGGACCGCCGCCGCCGTTTTTACCAATGCTCAAAATTGTCATTTTCACGACGTGCGTTATGAGTGCGGCACTGCTGTTCCTGTAGCTCTATTCAACGACCGTAGTTATGGGAATGTTATATCATTAGGCTCTGTTGCTCATACCCCCTATACCTGGGACGTGCAGGCTTACGGTCCAGGTTTATACGGGACGATGGATAACGATGTGCGTATGAGCGGCGATTACAGTCTGCACCGTTTAACAGATGCAGCCAGCTTTAACAGCGCCTACCACGACGGTACTTATCTCCACGTGCCTGGGTTTCAACTCATTGATCCTCCTTCCGGTGTGGTGTCCCGCAAACTCAATACCACTAATCTAAAGCTGATTGACGGCCACGGCGGGCCGGCCTTGTTAGGCACAGGTGACTCTTATGTTAATGTAGGTATCACAGTGAATTTCTACGATGATATGCCCAATAATACTTCTTATGCTAAGAAGTTATACATCAAAAACCGCCTCTTGGATAAGAACCAGGAGGC